ATCCGGAAACAGGTAAAAAGAAATGGAAACACGAGTGGGCTAAGATACCGGTTACTAATGAAGATTATCAAGATCATATTAAAGGAATAAAATCAATTGGAATACAACCGTGCACTGATGAAGGTATGGCTAGATTTGGTGCAATAGATGTAGACAAATATCCAATAGATAGAAAATTTTATTTAGACATAATTCAACAAAAAAAATTGCCAATCATACCTATCCTATCCAAGAGTGGTGGACTACATTTATATGTGTTCACTACTCGATTGGTAAAAGCAAAACAGGTTAGAGATTTTTTAGAAGAATTATTATTTGTATTTAAGTTATCACAAGGGACAGAGATATTTCCTAAACAAACACAATTAAGATCCAGTGATGGTACACTATCCAACGGAAACTTTATTAATCTACCTTATAATGGTGATGATAGAAAAGCGTTAGACATAGATGGTACTACAATGTCTTTTCAAAAATTTATAGAGACAGTTAAACTAAATTTAGTAGATCCTAAAAACTTTAAAAAAATAAAAGAAGATTTAGTTTTAAATGAGTTAAAAGGTGGAGGAGAAGAGTTTAATGATGGTCCACCTTGTCTACAAAAACTAACTAAAGAAAAAATGACATTTACTGATGGTAGAGATCGTTTTTTATATAACTATATGGTGTTTGCTAAGAAAAAATATACTGATAGTTGGCAGAAGATGGTACTACAGGCAGGTAGAAATTATTTTTCTTTTGATGAACATTGGACAGATGATCATATAAAATCAAAAATAAAAAACTGGGAGAAACAGAACAAAGGTTTTACTTGTTCAGATCCATTACTACAACCTAATTGTATGAAAGCTTTATGTACAAAAAGAAAATACGGAGTGATGTCTGACGGTAAACCTAATTTTCCAGAATTAAGTAACTTACAAAAAATAAATTACAAACCTAATCCAGAGTGGAGAGTCACAGTAAAAGATGAAGACGAAGAAAATGTTCAGTTACATTTTAAAAATACTTACAAGTTAACTCAGATTAATGACTTTGTTGTAGTATTATTTGAACAAGCTTTAGTAGTAGCACCTACTATTAAACAAGAACAATTTAAAACTATACTTAAATCTTTAAGTAGTCCTAAGGATAGAATAGAAATTATAGAACCTGCGGAAGGTACAAGTCCAATAGAAGTACTTAAAAAACTTTTAGAGAAGCATATATACGGGCCTCAGGCAACAAGCTTCATGTCTTTTGAAAGTGGTAGACCGCTAGTAGAAAAAGACTTTGCATGGTTTGTATTTGATAAATTTTTTGACAAATTAAAAAATGAAGAATGGAAGTACGATGCACAGAAAACATCTTACATGATATCTAATGAACTGTTTGATAACAATTCAGAAACAGATGAAGATAAGAAAGCGTTCTTTGGTAAACAGAAAAGATTTCCAGGACAAGATGATGATGGAAAATATTTTAAACCAATAAGAGTTGCAAAAATACCTTTGTTTCTTTTTGAAAAACCAGAAGAAATAAAAGAAACTATTGAAATAGAAAGAGAAGACGAAATAGTATGATTTATAAATACTATGGTCCTCCTGGTACAGGTAAGACTTATCGTTTAATATCTAGAGCTAAGGCATATATTAGAACGGGTACACCTTTAGATAAAATAGGTTACTTTGCATTTACAAAAAAAGCTGCAGGTGAAGCAAAAACAAGAATGTCACCAATATCACCTAGAAGACTAAGTTACTTTAGAACATTACACTCATTAGGTTTTGATTGTTTAGATAATATAAATCAAGATAATGTAATGCAGCCCTATCATTATGAAGATTTTGGTAAAAAAGTAAACTTACAAATTAAATACTACGATAGATATAACAGTGATGAATCTTTTTATTTAGGTTTTGATAATCCATATTTTCAAATAATACATAAATCGGTTAACAGATGTGTAAAGTTAAGAGAACAGTTTGATATGGAAGAGCATGATACAAAGAACGTCAATTGGATAACTTTAAAACATATACATGACAACTTACTTGTATATAAACACAAGAAAAAATTATTTGATTTTAATGACATGATTAAAATGTTGGTTGACACATCAGATAAGATTCCAAATTTTGATGTAGTATTTATTGATGAGGCTCAAGATTTATCCCCTCTACAATGGAAACTATATGATATTTTAAAAGCTAAAACTAAAGATATGTACTTAGCTGGTGACGATGATCAAGCCATCTTTGAATGGGCTGGAGCAGATGTCAAAAGATTTATACAAGAACCAGCAAAAGAAAAAATTTTAAATAAATCTAAAAGAATATCTAAAGCAGTACAAGCGCAATCAACCATACCTATAAGTAACATAATGGGTCTTAGAAAATTAAAAAAATATTATCCAAGAAATGAAAAAGGTATATGTGAAGATATATACAATTTAGATGAAATAGATTTAACAAAAGATAAATGGTATATACTAACTAGAACAGTATCAAAGCTTTTAAAAGTGCATAAAATGCTTATTGCTAAAGGTTTATATTTTGAAAGTAATAAAGGTAAAAGTATAAAAACCAGAATGTATACTGCTATGAATAACTACAATGCATGGTGTAAAGGTAAAGAGTTATCAGAAGAAGAAATAAAAGATATAAAAGATTTTACCGGTGAGTACAAATGGAAACCAGATCAGAACTGGTTTCAAGCTTTTAGAATAGCTGAAGATGATGACAAAGAATATTTATTACGTTTATTAGAAAACAAGGAAAATTTAGAAGAACCTGCAAGAATATGGTTATCAACTATTCATGCTATTAAAGGTGGAGAAGAAGATAATGTAATTCTATGTTTAGATATGGGAGATAAAATAATTAAATCTATCAATCAAAATCAAAACAAAAAAGATGAGGAGCATAGAGTTTGGTATGTAGGAACTACAAGAGCACGTAATAATTTATATAAAATAAAACTAGATAAAAATAGAAAGGGGTATCAATTATGAGTAATAAAGAAATGTTTGATAAAGCGTTTCCACAAGATAAACAGATAGGCGGGAGTCACTATAAAGACTTTTATATTCAACCTTATGAATTTATTTCTAAAAACGAACTTTCCTTTTTTCAAGGAAATGTTATAAAATATGTGTGTCGTTACAAAAATAAAAATGGCATACAAGATTTAGAAAAGATAATTCATTATTGTGAATTAGAAATAAAAACAATGAAAGATTTAAAAAAGAAATGAATCCAAAAGCAGTGCATGATTTATTTTTTTATACATTAATTACTATTTATTTTTGGAGTAAATTAATATGATTGTACCACACACAGAATGGGTAATGCCTAACGAGTACCCTGATTTAAGAGAAGCAGATGAGATTGCAATTGACTTAGAAACATGTGACCCGGATTTAAAATCAAAAGGTTCTGGTTCTATTATAGGTAATGGTGAAGTAGTTGGTATTGCTGTAGCTGTAGATGGATACAAAGGTTACTTTCCAATTGCACATGAAATTGGTCCTAACTTAGATCGTAAAAAAACTTTAGAGTGGTTTAAAGATATTTGTGAATCACCTGCTACGAAAATATTTCATAACGCTATGTATGATGTATGTTGGATACGTAATTTAGGTATAAAAATCAATGGTTTAATAGTAGATACTATGATTGCAGCTAGTCTTATAGATGAAAATAGATTTTCATTTACACTTAATACATTATCTTGGAATCATTTAAGTGAAGGTAAAAATGAAGCAAAATTAAATGAAGCAGCAAAAGAAAGAGGACTAGATCCTAAAGCTGAAATGTGGAGAATGCCTGCAATGGAAGTTGGAGCATATGGTGAAAAAGATGCTGAACTAACTTTTAAACTTTGGCAGAAATTAAAAAAAGTAATTATTGAAGATGATCTTCAAGATATATTTAATCTTGAAACGGATCTCTTTCCCTGTTTGGTTGATATGCGCTTCCTAGGGGTGCGGGTAGATGTCGAGAAAGCCAATCAATTGAAAAAAGCACTGGCAATAAAAGAAGAAAACCTATTACAACAAATAAAAATAGAAACAGGAATAGACATTCAGTTAATGGCAGCAAGAAGCATCGCTCCACTTTTTGATAAATTAAATTTAACATATTCTAAAACACCTACGGGTGAACCATCTTTTACTAAAGGTTTCTTGAATGAACATAAAAATCCTGTGGTAGGTATGATAGCAGAAGCACGTAAAATAAACAAGGTTAGAACTACATTTATTGATTCTATTATTAAACATGAGCATAATGGTAGAATACATGCTGATATAAACCAGATACGTTCTGATCAAGGTGGAACTGTTACAGGTAGATTTAGTTATTCAAATCCTAACCTACAGCAGATACCCGCCAGGGATCCGGAAACAGGGCCTTTAATAAGATCATTATTTATTCCAGAAAAAGGATGTAAGTGGGGTACATTTGACTACTCGCAACAGGAACCAAGATTAGTTGCACACTATGCATTAAAATTTTCTCTACCTTCTGTAAATTCAATCGCAGATTCTTATGAAAATGACCCTTCAACAGACTTTCACAAAATTGTAGCAGAAATGGCATCTATCCCAAGAAGTCAAGCTAAGACAATTAATTTAGGTCTATTTTATGGTATGGGAAAAACTAAATTGATGGAACAATTAGGAGTTTCAAAAGAAAAATCAGAAGAATTATTTTCTCAATATCATAGCCAAGCGCCTTTTGTAAAACAATTAATGAATAAAGTAATGTCTGCAGCACAAGAGAGAGCACAGATTAGAACTCTTCTAAAAAGAAAATGTCGTTTTCCAAAGTATGAACCAATCTTAAAAGGAGCAGATTGGGGTCATTATGTTTCACCCGAAGATCATGAAAGAATGTTGGAACTAAAAGAAATGGGACCAGTGTTAAAAGATTTTGAAGGCAATATTATAAAAGATAAAAATGGTAAACCAAAGAAAAACTATTGGCATAATAATGGTCATAGAAGAGCATTTACATATAAAGCTTTAAATAAATTAATTCAAGGTAGTGCAGCAGACATGACTAAAAAGGCAATGGTTGATTTATACAAAGAAGGTTTATTATCACATATACAAATACATGATGAATTAGATTTTTCTATTGAATCAGAAAACCAAGCTAAAAAAATAAAAAATATTATGGAAAACGCAGTTGACTTAGAAGTACCTAATAAAGTAGACTATGAATCTGGCCCTAATTGGGGAGAAATAAAATAATGTACTATGGCTTATTTAAATGCTAACATACCGCCGATTTATTGTAAAATAAGGAAGGAGTATCTCTATGATCTTAAAGAACATCAAGGAGAAAGTAGTGACTGTGTTATCTTTGGTCTGGTCTCTATTTCAGGCAGGGCTCTCTTATTTAATATTATGTTACCAAATGGTGCGTGTTTTTGGCGCCTACCTATCTCAGCATTTTTCCAGAAGTCGTACAAACGGTCTGATGTGCCCGATATGCAATTGGATTCGCTTCAATTGTGGAACTGTTTTAGTTATTATCCTAGTGTCCATTGTTTTGATTGGTTGGCTGGTATAGAAGGTAAGTATATAGGTAAAGATAAAAAATTTTACAAAGGTCAATACTTATTTACTATTGACTGGGCGCATCCAGAGACTAATATACTAAACACGGAACATTCTGAAATTCCGCAAGAACACAAGTGTGCACATATAATAGCACTTGAAAACGGCAATTATGCTGCGCAGCCAAACAACAGAATCATTTGGCATGTAAATAGTTACACAACTGATAATGATTGGCCTGACTACAGTGTACAAAATACTGTATGGGACTGTGAAGGTGGAGACTGGGTAACAGAAGATTCTGATAAAATGTTTTATAATATCGAGGAGAAAAAATGAGTTTAAATATATGTATAAATTGTTCTTTTGAAAAAAAAAATTGTAAGTGTGAAATTTTAAAATTAACTAAAGAAGTTAAAATTAAAATAAGTTGGTGGAAAAGAATATTTTTTTGGGCTAGGTAATGAACTTAGTAGATCTGTTGAAAAAAAATGTAGTGATGGTTCCTGTAGTGGCTTCCTTAATAGTAGGTACATTTACAGGGGTTAAATACATTGTAGATTTAACAGAAACTATTAATCAAAATCAAGCAGCAATTGAAAAAATAAAAAACAAAGATTTAAAAAATCAAATCGGATACATTGCTAGGATACAAGAAAATCAAAGCCATTTATTGTTAAATATAGAAACTAACAAAGGTAATACTATTGTTACAAATGATAAACTAAAAACAATGGAAAAAAAAATAAATGAAATGGAACAAGATTTTAAAAATTTTTTAATAATGCGTAGTACATTAACTGGAGATAAATAATATGGAGTGTGCCAGTATGAACTATTATTTTACAGGTTCGTTAATCATAGCTTTTGTTATATTGACAGTAATTGTAGCGCCTTTATGAAGATAAGTGAAAATACATCAATAAGTATGCCTATGAAAAATATGCTAGCAATCATT